CGTGTATGCACTTGTCGGCCTTGGCTTTTGCGAGCAGTGCGCGGAGGATGCCTTCGGCGCGGAGCACGACGCTCGCGCTTTTCGATTCGGCCAGTGCGCTGACCCACATCTGCACTTCGTCGTGGGTGATGGACTGGACCTCGCGCATGCCCCATTTCGGCGCCACGTGCACGCGCCAAGCCCGTTCCAGCGTCTCGATGTAGCTTGGTTTGGCCTTGGTCTTTTTGGCGGCCAGCCATGGCTCCCATAAGTCTTCGACCAAGCGTCTTCCGGCCTGTGGGTCGATGTATGCTCCGACGCTTTTCGCGGTGGTGACGTTGGCCGCGCCCCATGCGTCGGCGTCCATTTTGCGGCGGAATCCTCTTTTGCCTGTGGGCGTGCCGTCCGGCTTACGGTAGCGCACTTCGTAGCGTTTGCCGCTTTTCGTCGCGTATTGGCGTATCGTGTAGGCCATACCGCCTCCTTGTTTGCCGACTTTGCCAAGTATAAAGGAGGCGGGGCCGACGTGCATCGTCGGGCTCCGCCCCTTGTCCATTTGTGTCAGCAAACAGGACGTGCCCAGCCTAACACGCGACACGCCCGACTTGATTATTACTACTGTAGTGGTAATATTAATCATGTCAGCAAACGAAAGGACAAACAAAATGAGCACCATCATCGACCAGGACGGCAAGGAAATCGACTACGCGGCGGCGGTCAACCTCATGGACGACGAGATTCGCGAGGAACTCCACGCAGAAATGGCACCCTGCACCGACCAGCGGTTCTTCGACGCCTACACCGAAAGGCACTACGCCAAGTACGGCGAGGATTTCACCATCTGACAAGCACGGCGTCGCGCCCCCCTTGCGGGGCGCGTGGATCGAAACAAGACCAGCCCGGCCCACCAAGACCGGAACCGATCCAAGACGGGAGCATCCGACATGGGACACCGCAACGACAAACGCCTACGCCTCATACCATCCCACCTGCCGCTCATACGCGACAGGCTCGCGCAGACGCAGAAGAAACGGCTGGCGCGCCAATACGACGCGATGCCGCAGTACCGCAGGGTCATCGCCGACGCATGGGGCGCGGCCGACCAGATGATGACGGCGCAACTATGGTGGATCAGCCGCGACATGGCAAAACTCGCGGCAGACACCGCCGCCGTGGGCGACTATCCGAAAAACCGCCCCCCGGCCGCAACCGGGATGATGCTCATCGATGGCGGCCTGCCGGTGGACGCCTCGCCGATCGGCTTTCGGACGAGCGTCGTGGGGCTCTTCTGGGTCGCGCAGCTCGGCGAAACGGTAGTTTTCCCTCTGACCGGCGATACGGCGACGCTCGAGAGGACCGGGGCGGCGGAAGCCGGGCTCCCGGTCGCCATAATGCCCTTAACCGGAGCGTTGGCGGACGCCGCCAACGCGAGCCCCGCCCTACAGCAGTCGTGGGTCGATTTCGCGCAGGCGGTCTGGGCGTTGAGCGAGGAGACGCGCATATGCCAGTCAAAGCCGGGCGAGCCGAGCGCCGAGCACCCGCTCCCGTCGAGGTTCGACCCGGAGATACGCAAGGTCAAGATGCTGGTGCTGCGGGAAAACCTCCATCGTCCCGGCGGAAGCGCCGACGGCGACGAGCGCGTGCGGCGTGAATACTCGCATCGTTTCATCGTGCGCGGCTTCTGGCGGGATCAGGCGTACGGGCCGAATCATTCGCTCCGCCGACGCCAGTGGATACCGCCATACGTCAAAGGGCCGGCCGACAAGCCGCTTGTCTGCAAGGAGACGGTGCGCATATGGAGACGTTGACCGACATGATCGCCGGTTTTCTCGCCGGCCTGACGCCGGGCACAAGGGCGGGGTATCGGAGCGTCGTATCGCGATGGCTCCGCTGGTGTGCGGATAACGGCATCGACATGCTGCGGGCGACGCGCACCCATATCGAGGTGTTCGCCGCCTATGACGGCGGCATGCGGCCAGCGGCGAAAAACACGGTGTACAGGAATCTGAGCGTCGTTTGCTGCCTCTACCGCTACCTGTGCGAGGAGGGGTATATCGACTGCGATCCGGGCGAGCATGTGCGCAGGCCGAAAGTGTACGGTCATTCGGATGGCACGTATCTCACCCGCGAGCAGGCTAGGCTTTTTCTCGCCGAAGCGCGCGGCATGGACGCGCGGACGGACGCCCTGTGCAGTCTGCTGCTGTTGACCGGCGCGAGGGTCGGTGAGGCGCTTGGACTGGATGTCGAGGACTGTCATCTGGATGACAGGCGTCCGTGGGTGCGGTTCGACCGCAAGGGTGACTGGTCTCAGCGTGTGGCCATTCCCCCCGATGCAGCCGAGGCTCTCGCACGACTCGTTGGCGGACGTAGGCGTGGTGCGGTGTTCCGTGAGGATTCCGGCGCGCGTCTGCGACAGCAGACCGCCGTGGGCATCGTATCGTCCGTGGCATTGCGTGTTGGCGTGCCTGGAATCTCGCCGCATTCGCTGCGGAGGACGTTCTGCACGCTCTCCCGTGACGCTGGCGTGCCGGACAGGGACATCATGGCCGCAGGCGGGTGGAACAGTCCGCAGATGCTCGACTATTACGATATGGCGCGTCGTGGGCTGGATGGCAGGGCTGGCGACGAATTGCAGGATTACATTGGCAAGGAGGACTGATATGGGTTTGAGGTCGATGCGTGAGAGCGTTGGATTGTCGCAGCAGGATCTGTGCCGAGCGATTGGGAGCAGTACCGTGGGGCGTGTGTGGGCGTGGGAGGCGTGGTCTGACAGTCCGCGTCCGAAGTCGGCGCGTGACCCGCATTTGATGGGGTTTGCCACGGCCAAGGTGCTGGCGGACGAATTGGGTGTGACGTTGGATGATTTCTGGGCCGGGCTGAGTGGATGACGCGACACGCCCGACTTGATTATTACTACTGTAGTGGTAATATTAATCATGTCAGCAAACGAAAGGACAAACAATGGTCAAGCTCATCGACAACAACAAGGCAATCGAGACCGGCATCCGCGAGTGGGACATCGAAGACGTTTGGAACGACGAGGAGAACTGGGCGCTCGAAGGCATCTTGGACGGCATCACGTCCAGCATCGACCGCGACCAAGCCGTCGATGAGGACTATCACCCAATCTACAACTTATACAGGTTTATCGAGATCGACGGGGATACCACGGTCGAATTCACGGCGGACGAAGTGGCACGGTTTGCCGAGGAATGGTGACCATGACGCGCGGCAAAAACAGGCGACTTCGCTGAATACGGCCCGCAGCCGAATCAGGTAGTGGATGTGACGGAACTCGACCGGAGCGCGTACCCGAAGCTGTGACCGCCAAAACGCAAAAAGCCCCTCCCCCAGCAATGCTGAGAGAGGGGCGATGTTTCATAAGGGCGCAAAATATTCTTTTTATGGGTTATCCATGCGATTTTTCACGCCTGAGTTTGATTTCCGGGCGCGAGCTTGAGTTTCACGCCCGGAAATTAATCACGGTCAGGCGTTGCGCAGCGGATTGTAGGCGACGCCAAGACCGCTGGCGATGAAGCCGGCCACGGTCGAGATGTAGCCACCGATGGCCGCGTCACCGAAGGTCATGAAGCCAAGGCCGACGCACGAAGCGATCAGACCCAACACGTAGACGACGGTGCGCACCTGCTTCGAGAATACTGGCGTGTACGCGCTGTCGGGCTGCACGGTGTCGGTGCCGTCCTCACGCTCGTCGGTGAGATTGGCGATGGCGGTCTCCAGAGTGTTCTCTTTTGCATGCTCAGCCATTAATACCACCTTCCTTTCAGGCTTTGACGAGATACCAGGTTGACTTGTCCGCCGGGGCCAGCGCGATGTACCGGATGGCGCCGGAATACGCCGTGTAGCGGCCCCAGATGTAGCCGTCCGCGACCGTGCCCCAATGATCCAGATTGACGGTCTGGCCGTTGGAATAGGTGGCGACCACATTGCCGGAAACGCTCGGACGGTCGCGCACGTTGAGCCCGCCCACGTTCACACGGTACGTGCCCTGCAGCACGTTTGCGGCGGACGATGCCGTGGCGGGCTGCGTCGGCTGGACGGTTGGCGTCGGCGCAGTCGCGCCGGTCATCCTGTCATACCATGCCTGCGCCTTGGCCATGTAGGCCGCGTTCTGGCTTCCTGCGATGGATGCGGGGCAGGCTGTCGCGGAGAAATGGCTGTGCGGGAAAACGTTGACGCCCCACTGAGGGCGTCCGAGGCCGAAATGCTTGCAGAGCGCGGCCACCAGATGCGCGCCGTTGTCCAAGGTCGCTTCGGAGATCATCCACGGACTGGACGAGATGTCCGCATGCTCCACGCCGATGGACGTGAGGTTAGCGTCCCAATCACCCGAATGCCATGCGGTATCCGTATCCCAAACGAGCTGAGAGATGCGGCCGTCCGCCGCCACCTGATAGTGCGCGCTGGCCTCGCGGGTCTGCCACGTGTCGTAGCAGCCCTTGCCGGTCAGGTTGCCGCCATTATGATGCAAAACGATCTTGTCGACCTTGCACCCCTGACGGCCCTTGGTCATGTGCGTGGAGAGGATGAGATCCTCATCAGCCTCCAGATTCTCCCATGATTTCATATGTTTCCTCCTTTTTTGATGGTTTTTACGCGAAGACGAGCGTCCACATCATGACGGCCATCTCCAACAGTCGCAGGAGCGGCAGCATGAGCAGGACGACGCAGACGATTGTGAACGCGCCCAGAAGCAGCGTCACGACACAGACGAGCCATACCGGCACGTCATGGCCGCGCCACAGCAGCCACGCCACCACAAGCAGCAGCACGACGAACACGACGGCCACGGACGTCAAAGCGAGCATGCTAGCCGTCATCGCCGTCACCCCACAACGCCGTCAACGGCATGCCTTTGTCGAGGATGCCCACATCCTCTCCTTCCCGCCCCGAGTCAAGGGCAAATAGAAAAGCCATCCCGAAGTGGGATGGCTTTGAAAACCGGTGTGAAAATCAATGCCTGTGCGCGCCATGATTGAACACGATGATGAGCGCGAGGAGCAGCAGGTATATGCCGCCTGCGATCATGAGATGCGTCATTGCCGGTCCTCCAGATATTTTTCGGCGGCAGCAACTATCCAGCATTGCGCGTCCAATTTCTCAAGCTTCGCCAACTCGTATCGGACGGCCTCCGAATGGTCGTGCGACTGGTCGCCGTAGATCAGGCTGATGATCGTGTTTTTGATCGTGTCCCGGCAGAGCTCGTCCATACGGTCGTCGATCTTCGCCGTCCGCTCTCCCAAAGTCCGGGTTTTCGCGAAATGCTGGGAAAGCGGACTGTCGTATGGCAAGCGTGCCGGCCGCACGTGCGAATACAGGCCGGTCGCCAACGCGTCCAACGCGCCCGGCCATATCCTGAGCAGCAAGGTGATGAGGGCGCACGCGCCACCCACACCCCCGAAACCAGCTAGAAACGTCTGAAACACATTGCATCTCCTTAAAAAATCAGTTTTGCAGTGGCATGAGGCCGCCGTACAGTGCGCTCATGCCTGGGACGAGCTTCTTGTATTCATTCCAATCCGCCTGTGTCATCAGATTGATCGCCGAGAATCGCAGCGGATGATTCAACGGACACTTCAACTGGATGATTTTCGCGTCATCCATATGAAAATCAAAACCAAGGAACGTGTTTCCGCCTGTATTGTCATGAGGCAACAGAACTCCACCAGTCCATAGTTTGTTGGCTACGTAGCAGATACCATTCTCATGCCATCTGCTACCTTCCGGCACTTGGGAAACCCAGAAGTTCAGATGGAGATCACCGGAGACAGGTTCGCCCAGTCGGATATCGGCACTAGGATTGACAGCGCCGCTGTTTGGCGTAACGATCATGCCATCAGGGTCGACATGCTGCACGGTCACCTCGTATGCCGAGATGGCACTGTTCGGGAGCATGAGGAGTGGATTTGGAATCAGATTCGTTATCCGGCTCATGCCACCACCACCAAAGGGGTCAGGCGAGCGGCATCGTATTCCCGGTGAAATATCCGATGCCGTCGAGCAGGGTCTTGTTCGCCTGATACTCGGCATCCGTGCAGATGAGAATATTCGTCACGGTGACGGTCGGATTGCCGGACTTGACGGAATAATACATTGACATCGGACCGGCCAAGCTGGCGGTCAACGCGTAGCTGACACGTTGGCTTGCACTGAGGTCGCCATACGCTCTCATCGAGATAGTGCCGCCGGTGACGTTCACATAGGCGCTGACCAGATATTTCGTCCCTGGCTTGTTCGGAATGGTCGTGATATCCACCCAACGGCCTGCCGACAGGGTGATGGTCGAGGATGGTCTCGTGCATAGGTTCGTTACCATCATCGGGCATCACCGTCCCGGTGCGCGGCGTCAGCCGAGTGGCATGGTGTCGCCGGAGAAGAAGCGAGGATACCCCCCCCCCGAGCGCCGCGTCATACGTCGAGGCGAGCTCAAACTGGGGTTGCGAGTACACTCCTTGGTTAGAAAACACGACGCGGTTTTTCTTCTGGCTGCCCGTTGCGGGCGTGGTGAGCCGGATGACGATCATCCCGTTGCCGTCCGGGACGGTTCGCGAGGAGTTCCGTTCGCCGATGACGAGTATGACAGAGCCTTTGCCGTTCTCTGACCTGGCGCTAAACACGTACTCGGCGCCGGGGTCCAGCTCGGGGACGTGCAGCTCGTCGAACCCCTGAGAGTGCGACGGTCGGAGCGTGCCGTCACCGGGCATGTCATTCGCGTAGTTGATGCCCCACGCGCCGGTCGAGGCGCCGTCAGGGCTGAACCGCGGATTGGGATATATGTTAACGCGCATCACGCCATCACCCCCATGAGGGCTAGGCTTGAGGCATCGTGTCCCCGTCGAACAACGTCACTCCCATTGACTGCAATCCCGCCCAGTCTTCGGGCGTGTAAATCGCCAACGCGATCGGGGTCAGAGAGCCCTTTGCCAGAGTGAGAGCCGGATACGTCATATTTTCCCCCGCCAAGTCTCGGGTCATGCTGTATGCCCAGATACCGTCCTTCTCCCCATTGCGCAGCACGGCAGTGGAGCGTTCCGACTGATCCGCACGCGCCTCCCGGAATCGGACGGCAACGACGAACGAGGACGTTGTGATCTCGGTCCCGCTCATGTTTTGAAAGGGGAATAGCGATCCGACGCTGGCGGTGGAGTAGGTTCTCGTCCCGTCCCCGTTCACGGTGACGGTCACATCGTTCCACCCGCCCAATGTGATGTCCGCTTTCGGATGCTTGTGCCAGTTCGTCACCATCATCGGGCATCACCCGCCCGACGGACGCTCCTATGCGAGCGGCATCGTATCCCCCGTGAAGAAGCCCGGAAGCCCCCCCCCCAACGGCAGGGTCATACGTGTCGGCGCGTTCGATGAGCACATTCGATACCGCCACGTCACGGATTCCGTTTGGATTTACCTCGAATCGAAACCCGTGGGAGGGGATCGTGAATCTGCACAAGACATCCGATATCCCCCGCTTTAATCTTCGGGAAAACACCATATTATTAACGTTGGGATTATCAGTTGTCTGCACGATCATCACGCTCGCGACGTTATCTTCGCTGGCGTTCACTCTCATCGACAGGACGAGCGGAACGTTGAATGGAACCTTAACGTTGAAGCCATATCCGCCTCTGGTTCCCGTGACGTGCAACGCATTATCACGGACCGTCCCATTCGCGTCACCCCAATGGGAGACGCCGGTAAGCGGTCCGGCAAAAACAGGATTGGGAAAAAGATTAATCCTCTGCATGATTCTCCTTGTCGAGACTGTCGAGCACATCCTTCGGGATCAGTTTCAGGGCCACCGCGAGCTGGCTGGACAGGATCGCTATCTGCTTGTTGAGAGTGCCGACCTGCTGCGAGAGCTGGTCGATGACGGTGTTCGCGTCGGCTGGAATCTGAGTCAAAATGTCTCCTTTTTAATGCGGAACCCCACAATCCGATTGGATTGCAGGGGTTGAAAAACTGGATGAAATAGTGGTCAGTCGGCGGCTGTCATCGTGTCGATTCGGGTCACGGCCTTAAGCTCGTCCAAGGTGAGGGTGCGTCCGAGATTCGTCTTAACATCCGTCACTTTGACGGATGTGCCGGAATCGTCGAACGTGGCGAGCACGCCGCGCTGGTAGTCGCGCCACGATTCGGCGGTGCCGTCAGCGCTGGAAAACTCCAATCCCAATCGGCACAATTCCGCGCGCACCGACTCCTTCGGCGGACGCAAATCAAGCACGCCAGACGGCTCGGCGGGCGTCACGGTAGGCGAGGTATCGGTAGTGGTCTCAGTGGTCACATCGGTCATAATCAATCTCCTTAATTCTGTTGGTTTTGTCTTGGCATGAGCGCTTCGTAAAAGCGTTCCTCGCATTCGTCCAGCATCGCCTGACTGGATTCATCCTCAAGGAAGGCGTCCAATCCATCGACATCCTGCGTACAGGCCACGTCGATGCCACTCGACGCTTCCGGTGCGGAAGCGTCAGCAGCCAATGCGGCGCACATTCGCGCGTCGGTCTCATTCGACATGACCGGCAATCGCAGCCCGGCGCGTGTCCTGTTTCGTGCGGCTGTCAGCGGATCGTCCAACACTTCCCCATCGGCGGCGAGCATGCTCACGTCTGTCGCGGAATCGGCCAAAGCGTTTTCCAACGCTTCGAACGCCCCAGTCCACACGCCACGCCCCGTCGAAGGATCGTATCGGCTCGTGTCCTCCCTGCCCTGCATGATCGCCGCGATCGCCTCACGGGTCGAAGCCAACCCGAGCAGCGCCTTCCACGATGCGAGCACCTCAGGCATGAACACGAAACTGGTCGACCCGTTCACCGGCGGATCGCATCGGATGATGCACAATCCGTTCGCATCCCGTTCGAAAGTCGATGACAAGATTTTCCCTCCAATCATTTGACCAGATAGGCCAGGTATTCTGCGTACACTTCGACCGGGCACGGCTGGTCGGCGTTGAAAAGCTTCAGGTTGAAGCCGCTCTGACCGCCCGTGCTGGTGGGATGCGCGATGATGCCGGCCCATTCCGAATCCGCGTTCGCGACCGCATAATAGCGGCCGTATTTCGTCGGACTGAGCCTGCAAGTGATTTGCGCTGATGCGCCGGTCGGGATGCTATGGCCGGGGTTCGGACACCACGCCTTCCACGCGGCGCCGGATTGGAAGGTGGACCTGTTCTGGATGCCGCCGAGAAAGCCGCCGAGATACAAATATCCGGTCGCGATGTTCGCTCCGACTCCGACCCTGCCGTTCGCGTCGCGCGCTTGGAGCCAGACCCTCGCACCGTTCACGCTATCGTAGGACAAATCGAGCGACGCACTGGCAGTTTTGCTCTCGTCGGGCTCGTCGTAATTACTGTCCGCCATGGCGTACACCTCGGACGCGATACCGCCGCTTCCGGTGCCACCCCGCTCGCGTGGCTTGGATCCCAGACGCAGGAAAGACGCCGGGTCGTTCTTTTTGACGTGTCCGCTCCAAAAATCCAAGACGCTCATCTCGCCGACATCGTTCGACTGGACGGCCGATGCGATGGCCGGAAACCTGTAGTATTCGCTGTTCGACGAGTCACAGGCCACGAATTCCACTCCGTCACCGATAGACTTTTCCGCTCCGCCAACGACACCGGTCGCGTAGTCCGGAGAAATACGCACCCTATGCCCGCTAACGCGGGTCTGGAACGTGCCGGTCAGCAGGTTCGACCTGCCCTCGCCGTCCAGAATGACGGTCTGGTTGTGGTTCGAATCCCACATCCGCAGGCCCGTCGAATTGAGCTTCACGCCAGTGTTCGCGGCCTCGCTGGACTGGAATATCGCACCCGTAAACGTGTAGCCTCGGAATTGTCCGGCGGCTACCTTGTCCGTCGTGATGCTGCCCGCCGCGATTTTCACCGCAGTGATGGAGTTCGCTGCGAGCTTGTCCGTGGTGATCGCGCCGGACACGATCTTCGACGCGTTCACCGAGTTCGCGGCCAGCTTGTCAGCGTTCACCGAGTTCGCGGCGATTTTGTCGGTCGTGACAGCGCCAGCCACGATGTCGCCGGCCTGAATCTTATGGACATTCAGGAGCGCCACGGTCATGTCCTCCGTGACGCGGAGCTTCGCGGTCGTGACCGAGTTCGCGGCCAACTTGTCGGTCGTGATGGCGAGCGAGACGATGTTGCGCGCCTGCACGCTGTCGGCGGCGAGCTTCGCGGCGGTCACCGCGTCGGCCACCAGCTTCTCAGCGGTCACCGAATTGGCTGCCAGCTTGTCCGCCGTGATCGCGCTGGCCTTGACCTTTTCGGCGGTGACCGCGTTCGCGGCGATGGTCTTCGCGCCGACCGTCCCGGCAGCCAGAATGTTATTGGCCACGAGATCAAACGGCGTGAAGCGGGTGCCATCCCACGTCAGCACCTCGATAACGCGGTCTGTGAGCGGCACGAGCACGCTTGGAGAAGCGTTTGGAGCGCCGGTCCAGTACGTGTAAAAGTCGGCCAGCATGGACGGCGAATTATTCTTCTCGCCTTTCCATCTCGTCCAATACTTCTGCGTGCGCCACCACATGTCGCCCGGCTTCAGCCCATCATGCGCGGGTTCGTCCGGGCCACGGTAGATCAGGTTCTTGCCGTCGGCGGTGGTCTGCGCCTTTTTCGCGGCGGCCTGCGCCTGATTCGCCTGCGACGCGGCATTGGCGGCGGCGGTCGAAGCCTTGTCGGCGGTGGACTGAGCGGTTTTGGCCGCATCATTCGCCTTGACGGCGGCGTTCGCCGCATCGGTGGCCGCCTTGTCCGTCACCGCCGACCACGCCGACCCGTTCCACCGTTTCGGCGTGTTAGCGCCATTCGTCGTGTCTATCCACAGTGTCGTGGACTTGCGCATCGAAGCGTCCGGCGCAGTGGATTGGATGAGCACGTCGGCCTTGCCGTTCGCCACGCCAGCGGCGGCGGCAGCAGCCGTATTCGCCTTCTGGGCCGCATTCGCCGCGTCCGTGGCGGATTGGGCCGCACTGTCAGCCGTGGCTTTCGCTTGGGTCGCGACGCTCGAAGCATTGACCGCTGTGGACTTGGCGGCATTGGCGGACTCATTGGCCGTATTCGCCAGAGTCTGCGCATTGCCAGCCGTCTTCTTCGCGCTTTCGGCGGCGGCCTGCGCGGCATTGGCGGCATCCTTGGCCTGACCTGCGGTGGCGGTCGCACTCTTCGCGGCGGCAGTGGCCGCATTGGCGGTATCCTGAGCGGTCTTGGCCGCACCATTGGCCGTATCAGCCGTGCCCTGCGCGTTTTTCGCTGCGGCAGCCGCATTCTCAGCCGTCTTCTTCGCGTCGGTGGTCTTCGCGGCATTATCCGCGATATCCGACTTCGCCTGCTCGATCTGCTTCGCATTGTTCTCCACGTCGGCATAGCCCATGTGGTTCCACGCGGAGCCATCCCAGACAAGCGTATCGATCACGCGGTCGGACAACGGCACCAAGACGCTCGGACTGTTGTTCGGAGCGCCGGTCCAGTACGTGTAAAAGTCGGCCAGCATGGACGGCGAATTATTCTTCTCGCCCTGCCACCTCGTCCAATACCTCTGCGTCTTGAGCCACAGGTCGCCGACGATGAGATTGCCCTTCGGCTCATCAGGCCCACGGAAGGTATGGTTCTTCGAGTGGGCTTCGGCATACGCCTGCGCCGCCGACTCCTTGGCCTTCGATATCTCGCCGTTCGCGGTGGTCAGGTCGCTTTTGGTCTGCGCGATGTCCTTCCGTGCCTGCGACAGATCGGCCTTTGCCTGCGTGAGCGTCTGATTCGCCGTGTCGAGATTCGACTTGTTGGCTTGGATGTCCTTCCGCGCCTGATCGAGCTTGGCCGTATTATCCTTCAACGCCGTCTTGTTGTCAGCCAAATCCTTCTGGATCTGTTTGACCTCTTCCGGCGAGACCGCAGAAGCCACGGTGACAGTGGCGACTGCCGACCAGTCGGAACGGTTGCCAGCATGATCCACGGACCTCAGCGCATAGGAGTGCCGGGAACCGGCTGCCAGACCGGTCACAAGATAATCGCCCCGACCGGACTGGGTGGCGCTGATGACGATCATGCCGTCCGCATTGACGCCCTCGCCGACCTCGATATGGTCGAAGTCCGATTCCATCGACGCGCCGGTGGAGGTCCTGCCGTCCCAGTGGACGGTCACCACGCCAAGCTCGGACGACAATACCGGCTTCGACGGTACGGAGCATGGCGTCGTGTCCGATTCGACGGTGGCCACGAAAACGCTCGACCATTCGCCGAGCTTGTCCGAATACGTCGGCACGGCCCTGACGCGCACCTCGATTTGCGTGCCGCAATCCAAGCCGCCGAAACCGAGCTGAGTCTTATCAGTCGTGCCTGCCGAATGCCAAGGCGCACCATCCACGTGCCTGCGCCACTCAATGGCGTAATTGCTGATCTCGATGGACGTGTTGTTCGTGGCTTCGGTCACGGCGGACCACGAAGCCGTGGCCAGACCATGCGCGTAGCCGTCGGAGCCGATGTAGGCGTCCGTCTGCACGATCAATCCGAGAGGTGCCTTCGGGACGCGATGGTCACGGTCGGAAGAGGCTGTCGTGCCGCCCTCGCTGCCGGCCAACGCGGCGCCACCGGTGATGCCCTTGATCTTCTTCGCCTGGCGCACGGAAGCGTCATACTTGATATCATTCAGAGCGATTGAGCAGGATAAGCCCTCGTTCTGGCGCATGCTCAGGTCGATTTCCTGCACGCGCACCTTCTCCCCATGGGAGACGGTGGGGGCGGTAATCCAATCGCCGGCATGGTAGTCGACGAGCGGCAGCGCGTCCACGTCTGAGATGATGAGATCGCGCGTGTATTGGCCACGTACCCTCGCAGCATCATCCAAAGTACTCTGCATAAAGGCTTGAGCGGTGTCCTTGTCGGACACGCCACCCTGCGACGAATAGGATTCCCACTTGCCCCACGGGGTCGGAGCAGTCGGATTGTCCATGCGGAAGAGCAGATTATTGTCACCCTCGACAAGGATGGTGCTGGCCAGGTCGGCGATGGACTCCTCGAAGGGTGCCTCGCTGATGTCACGCGCCAATTGCAGCACAATGCTCTTGCTTAGGTCACGGCTCAATGCGGTGCTGTCCGCATTCCACATTTTCAGCGTCCTGCCGGACGTGCGCCAATCACAGCCGCCACCATTGACAAGAGACGACAGGATCGTCTGCAAATCAGTGCCAAGGCTGTAATACAAGGTATATTTCCGCGACCAAGCCGCACCACTTGCATCCTTGGCCGTGTCGAAGCCCAGGTGGCCACGCCGCCACGCTCCTTATTCTCGTCAAGGAGCGTCTTGAGAATCACACCCGGATTCGACGAATAGAAGGGCCTCTTGCCCTTGTTGTCGCCGTCCGTGAGCAGATGGCTGGAATCGTTGTTCTCCGCCTTGGACAGGAGCCAGCTGATCGACTGGCCGGAATAGGTGACGGTCTTGGTACGGTCGTCCGTCTTGCCGCTGCGCCCAGTGATGACATAGCGAGCGTTGTCCGGCTCACGATAGCCGGTGTCGTCCGACACCTCCACAGCCACCTCGAGACCGTCCGTCAGCTCTCGGTCAAACGCTTGCGCGTCCCCGGACAGCATCGAATACTCGATGCTGATAGCACCATCGTCATTGTGTAAAATGGACGCGCTGAAGCTCACCGGCTCCGCCAATACGCCGATACGCTCGCCGAACGGCCTGTATGCCACCAGACGAGCATGCAAAGACTTAGCCATGATTAACTACTCCCATGATTGCAAAAACCGGCATGCCACCTTGTCGGTGCCGCCGGTCTGTCTGATATCGAGCCGATAGTCGCCGGAATCGATCGCGGGCCACACCTGCAGTGGCTCGGTGGTCCAGTCGACGCCATTCGACGCATCCGTACCACCGGACCATGCGTCGGCATTGGCCGCCATCCACGCCTTGCGGTTGGCCACATCGATAAAGAGGTAAGGACGAGAGGCGTCACGCTGGCCGCCCCACACCAGATTCGTGCCACTCACCGGATCCGCGATGGTAACGCCAGTGGCCGCTCCGAAACGAAGCACCAGCATGCCGATCGGAGCGTTGGAAAGCCACCCCTCCGGCATGATGTCGAAAAGCTCGGACGGCCCGGCGTTAGGCAATCCCTGCCAGCGAGTCCAATACCCCTTGCCGCTCGGCT